CCAATGATGTCAGTAATCTTGTTGCTCTCTGCCGAGAATGCCATGGACGCAAAACTGCCATGGAAAACTTTTAATTTTTTTGTTTTTTTTGTTTTTTTTGTTTTTTTTTGTTTTTTTTTGTTTATTTTGTTTTTTGTTTTTTTCCGTTTATATGATTTCTTTTTTGTTTTGCTTTTCCTAAAAAGGTCAACGGTAAGAAAGAAATCAAATTTTGATCTAAGCGTAAAAAGATAAATCATATCAAGGGGGAATCAAGGGGAAAAAATGAGCGATTCCACGGCAGCAGAGACTCCTCCCGCAAAATTGCACATAGATGAAAATAGCTGCGAAGCACCCACTTCAAAAAACTCAGATTGCCATCAAATTGATGTCAAATTTCACGAAGACAATCATTATAGAGAAGAATCCGTTTTCCAGACAGCGCGCAATGCGCTTCATGAAAGATCTTACCACAAGACCTGGAAATGGTTCCAGAACGTAGACCGTAACAAATTCCGTACTTATCTTCCCATTATTCTTTTTTCCATACTGCTGCTGGCTTACTGCTCGCAAGAGCCCGATGCCTTGTCCACAACGATTTCAGAACCTTCATCCATGGATAAGTTTAATTTTCCCATCATGTCGGCCTTCATGGTCCTTGTCGTTGTATGCATATATATGTTGATGCCTATCTCCACCATGGAAGACAAATCGTTGGCGATGGGATTGCAAGATGAATATTTCACACCTACAGTGGGAAACTATCTTAGCCAAGCCGAAGCGTCGTTCCGAGAACGAGAACGTGAATCCGAAGGAGAGCCAGGAGAAGACGATGGAAGCGGTCGCGCCGTGTTACCACACAACACCACACTCGGCAGTCTTTTGGGTTGGTTTTCTTTGATGACCGCATTGGCAATTATGTTGTGGATCCTTCTTGTCGTGGTCTTGTACATGCAGATGCGAATATGGACCACGTTTGTGTTTTGTATCCCTCTATTTCTTTTCTTGATGATTTTTCAATATCTGGCATCGTTTTGGTTGACCGTTCTTAACATCAATCATGATACGATGACTTGGTGGAGAGGAGCTGGATTTTGGGTCTGCTGTGTCAATATTGCCTTTCTTTTTGGAGCATTGAGTTTTTTCATTTCTATCCTCTTTCAAAAAATGACCTCTCTGGGGTGGATATTTATCGCCATCCTCGGTTTCATCGTCGCCATTGTTCATGCTGTAAATATCCGCGAACACAAATGGAAAAATATCGTCACCATTTTTGGTTCCCTTTTCTGGGTAATTTTCTACACTCTCTTTTTGTATGCCATTTACGCCAGCAACCCGCTTACCACCAGTCTCTTTTCCATTTTCCCCATCGCGTGGAAGCAAAACGTGTATGATTACATATTTTTCCCCATCACCTTTCTTTATGGGATCCGTTTGTTTCTCTACTGTTTCCTTGATTCTCCCAAAATTGATGTGGCGAATCCCCAATTTACAGCCATCTCCTTCAATGATGTTCGCGTAAAATATCTTCTGCTCCTCTTTGTCCTAGCGCTTTTTATATCGATTTATATGAACCATCCATCTCGTATTCCCTGTTATGTGCAATCCTTTCACCACCAATTATTTCGAGACGCAACGATCGTAAAATGGGTATCCTTATTCGGATTCATGATATCTTCGTTTGTCTTTTTGCTTTTGGTCATGAGCAGTCCCAAGATCATGGCGCCGTCGCTGGACAAAAATGCCATTCGAGATGCCTCTATATCGGAAGAAAAGAAAATGAAAAACCCCATCGAGTGGGAAAAATCCGACAATCAGGAAAAACAGCGTCGAGCCAAAGCTCTTCAGGCGGCCTATGCCAAGGGCGCAGAGGCCGTAAGAGAAGAAAAGGAAAAACAGGCCCAGGAAGACAGTGTGAGAGAAGATGCGGCCGTTCACACATCCAACACCAAAACAAAAATATTTCAGGGATTTCGTGGGGCGTCTCTCTTTGGAATCATTGCGTTCGTCACCTTTTGTTTTATCATCACCATAATTCATTTTCGAAACCCCAAAAATCCTCGTTCTCCCTTGACAGGATGGGGACTGACATGGGTCATTTTCCTTGGTGTTTGGTGGTCTGTTGTCTTTGTTTACAAGTTGTTTCGCTCCGACAGCAGCTTTGATGAGACGACCCCCAACGCCACCTATTGGAAAACCATGCTTTATCGGTTGGCCTTGTTAGTGGCGGGAATCACGACGTTTTCGTTTCTTATCAACTGGGCGCAAAATCTTGGCTCCATGTCTGCCTCTAAAAAACCAGGGGCTACCCTCTCGATTGTGATTTCCGTCCTCATTTTCCTTTGTTTCTTGTCTATGATCGCTCAGGTCCTCTTGAACAATGACTTTATTCAAAAAAATCTCTATTACCGACTTTTTGTGCAAATTGTCTTTTTGATTCCATGCGGCATTTTGTTTGTTCTCCGCAAGGCCTGGGGATTGGGTAACGGGGCTTTGGACGAAGTGCAATTTACTCGTTATACAGTTTTTTATTTGTTGGCCTCTATCATTGGGGCACTGGTCGTCGTCCAATTCCTTGTTCCGCGAATCACGGATCTCATGCGAGGGGGTACCGTCCTGGTGATGGTGCCTCATCCCTTGGTGGAGACCACAAACGCCAGCGACATTAGTTTTCTTACCGCCGCCGCGGCAAAGAATCCGTATTTGGCAGGGGTGAATTCTTCGATGTCGGAAATAACCTACAATTACAGCATTTCCTTTTGGGTGTTTTTAGATGTGCAGCCGACTAGCACGGATCGTGATTTCCTTGTCATCGATCTCGCGGGCATTCCGCAGATTGTGTACAATCCGTCGTCCAATATCACGACATTCAAAACATATTATCGGTATAATGAGGGGTCGGAAGGAGAAAAAACCACGACCAAGGTAACGACGGACGACCAAGAAACCTTCTCCAAGAAAATCGATGCGGAAGGGTATCAAGAAATTTATCGGTATGGGGACCTGCCACTGCAAAGATGGAACAATATTGTTTATCAGATGGACGGAGGCACGGTCGATATTTTCCTGAATGGAGAACTTTTGCACACGGAACCCAATGTCATCATATCGGTCAACAAATTCAAGACGGTTGTCGTGGGCCAAGACAATGGTCTCGCAGGAAGTGTTTGCAACTTTCTCTTTTATGATCATCCTTTGACGTTGAACCAAATTCGCAACAAATATGACTGGTTGAAAAATGAAGTCCCTCCTATCGAACTGAGCGAAAACATGGCCATGGGCAGCGAAAATTTAGCCAAAAATATCAACAAGATAGAAAACGATGTGAATAAGGATTTGGGAAATCTTTTTGATGATTTTGTTTGCAACCAAGTGACGCTTTCGGAAATTGAAAATTCCGTGAATAAAGACATAGAGGAGGTGAATATGTCGAACATTGATATTGGATTGAAAGAGATTCGGAAATGGATTGAAGATACCTTTTTGCCATGGCATTTCAGCAATTATCTGCCCTACGAATGGTACGATCAGATGAAGCGGCCTCCGTCCATGACCCCACCGATTTCACTCCGAAATTCAACTGGCGACGAAGGGGGCGTTGATGTATAATTTTTTTACTCGGATGTTGCAAAGCCAAGAAGGAAAAAAAATACACCCTTAGATTTCTATTTTTTTTTTAAATCCCACCTTCTTCATCTTCTCCTTCTCCTTCTCCTTTTCCTTCTCCGCACCCTCCCCAAAATGCAAGCGTCTATCGTTATCCTCGTCCTTGTCATTATTATCGTTGCCGTCGTCATCTATTTTCTCACCAAGGGAAATACTCCTTTAAGTTCTCTTTCCCAGGGGACGAGCATGCAAACGATTCAGTCTTCGGCATTGAGCAACCCTCAGGCCGCAAATTTTACATTTTCCATGTGGTTCTACATAAATGGTCTGAATTATAATTACAATCGGCACAAAGTTTTGATGGCTCGTCTCACTCCAACCAATATGGGCAATGCGACGTCCGCAACAGGGAGCTGTCCTGGTTACTCGACCATGAAGCAATCGTCACCGTGTCCGTTAATCGTGATTGTTCCTTATACGAATGATTTAGAAATAAGTCTCACGGTGAACAACGGGACCGATGCTACACCAACCGTGGACAATACTCTTCTCACCAATGTACCGATTCAAAAATGGGTGAATTTGCTGATGAGTGTCTATGGAAGAACTCTCGATATATATCTGGACGGGAAGCTCGCAAAAACCACTGTTTTGCCTGGGACGGCTATTGTCTCCGCGAACGAAAACTTGTACATCACTCCTTGCGGAGGTTTCGACGGATGGACTTCCAAGGTTCAATACTTTCCGAACGCAACCAACCCACAACAAGCATGGACCATTTACAAAGCTGGTTATGGAGGCGGATTCTTTTCCAATATGTTCGACAAACCCAATTGAGTGTTTCTCTCTTGCAAAACGGAACACCAACCAAAAGCGTCACTATCTAAAAAACGTTTTGAAAAACAAAATAAATGAAAAAAAAATGGGAGAGAAGGTTCTTTTTTTTTCGGAAGCAACAGGAACAAAAGAAGTACCCTTTTTAAAAAAAACCATAAATATATAGTTTCATCGAATCCTTTCTTATTCACCATTTTCTGAAACCAATAAATATTTGACAAGGGAACTAAATGGAAGAAGGCGAATACGTAAAACAGTTTAAAGAGCCGTCATCATCCTATGATTTGCCAGATCTCTCGAAAATGACGGAGGGGATTACCGATATGGCGAACAAAGCGTCGGAGTCGGCAACAAATGCCGCCAATGAAGTTTCCAATGCGGCAACGAGTGCGGCGTCGTCTACATCGGGCGCCTTCTCCAACAGCAATTCGAATTTCGCCAAAGCAGGGTTTGTCATCTTTATCGTGGTGGCCTTTATTGTTTTGCTTCAAGTCGGAACCAATTTGGTCAGTAGTTTTATTACTCCCAGTTGCAACAAACTTATCCTTGGAATGGTAAGCGGTAGCAACGGATCTATTACCATTCCTCAAGACCCCAACATAAAAAATGCCAAGACCGTCTACCGTTCGCAAAATCAATCGGGGGGCGTTGAATTCACCTGGGCCGTGTGGCTTTATTTTGACAACGGAACGCTTAGTCTGAACAAAGGGCAATATTGTCACGTGTTTAGCAAAGGAGATCAAACCTCAACGAATGCGGGGGCGACCCCATCCTTGGCCAATGCCATTTCTACGGCCAGTGCCAGTCTTCCTTACATGATAAATGCTCCTGGAGTTTATATTGCTCCCGATACCAATCGTCTTTATATTGTGATGAATACCTATGAAAGCATTAATGAGCATGTCGAAATCGACGAGATTCCTTTGAACAAATGGTTTCATCTTATTTTGCGTTGCACCAATCGGCAGTTTGATGTATTTATCAACGGCGTTGTCACCAAAAGTATGGAATTGAAAGGATTGCCAAAGCAAAATTATGGCGACGTATACATTGGGTTGAACAATGGGTTTTTAGGAAACCTTTCCAACCTATGGTATTATAATTATGCATTGGGGACCAAGGAAATTTTTGACTTACTACGGAGTGGACCGAATACGAGCAATGCTGATGCAGCCATGAACGCCATTTCCCAGACATTCAATTCGTACAATATTTTGAATTATTTGTCTCTGCGTTGGTATTTTGGTGGACAAGGAGATGGTTACAATCCCACTCGCTTGTAAAAATTGGTTGTTTATTTTCTTCTGGGGACAGGGGAAGAGAACAATTTCCTTTCTTCCGTCTGCATTTTTATCATCCTCGAAAACCATGAAGACTGCTTTCTATGCCGACGCTTGTGCTTATAAAGACGCAAAAAAACATTCGAAAGATACTTACTATCCAACAACTCCAAGAACATGGTCTCGTTTCCAAAATGTCATGCTGACCCAATTACCGACATTACAAGAGCAAATGAACGCCAAGGCAATCGTGCTGAGCTACAAAGACAATAATAATAGCGATGCCTCACGCGTGAAACACTATGTGAACGTGGCGAGAGGACGAACCAATCAAGGGAAGAAAACGTTCGCTTCCAATTCGTCAAAAGGCCACACCAATCCCAATACCAGTAACTTACATCAGACAAATTATCAAAAGATTGGCATATTCAAGGGCTCGGGGAATTTTACAACTCTGATCGATCCTACCCTTGCCCTGACCAATATTGCCAATTCTTGCAATATTCGACCTCCTGTGCCTCCTGCAGCATTGCCATCGGCTGTCTATTACCCTGGAGGTCCATTGGTGGCATCGGTCACAGGGACTTCCACGAATGCCCCCGCCCCCGCCCCCGCTCCCGCGCCTGCTCCGTCTGTACTACCATCTTCCAATCCGTCGTCTTCTCGATCAAAGAATCAAATTCTTCCTATTTCCCCTGCAGCCTTGGTGGCCATCGCGTTGGCCGAACAAGGGGTAACCAATTCCCAGTTTGAAGCCATAATCGCTTCGGGTGGCCAGTTGAAATCCTGTATTCACGAAAACATTTGTAATGGTGTTTTGACGAAGCTTGGTCAAGCGAATGGAACGGTCTCAACGACTATTTGCAATCCTGTCTCTGCTTCTGACGTGCCTCCATCTCCCTATTTAAATCATTTATGCACAAATATTAATCAAGCCATGATCGCGTTGCCGCATATTCGGCGCAAATATCCCAGCGGATCAACCAAAAATTTAGCTCAAATATAATTTGAACGTTAGGTCGGAATTTAAAGTTATTTCTAAGAGTAATATCTCTCTCTCCCTCTCTCGCTCGCTCTTTCTCTATCTCTCGCTCTCGCTCTCGCTCTCTCCTGCATTTTCCTCTTCATCTCCTGTTTTGTGTTTGCACGGGTTTGTTGAAAGCGTGAATATGGCTCTTTTTCCTGTGCCTAATCCATTTCGAAAATTAACCTTTGGTCGCAACATCAACAATATTTGGGGACTTCAATACCTTGTGGACGAGAATGGAGCAGAAACCGATTTTGTTGTTGTGCGCTCAGAAGTGGCTGAGTTGGATGTTATTCAACAATTGATCGATGGTCCATCCAAAAAGAAATTGATTGGTTTGTCGGCCTACCAGAACTTCCCCCAACTTTTGAAAAATCCTTTCGACTATCCATGCGTAAGAACGGACCATGAAAACCAAATTGGAGGTGGGATGTCGGGTCCGTTTCTCAAACGATTTGGTGACCAAGTTTTGCTTTGGTGTCATTGCTTCAAAGATCCGCAAAACTTTTTGCCTGCAAACATGCCAGCCATTCTCCATAGCGATAGCGATCACTACAATTGTTTAGCGGGACTTCTTCAACAACAAGGAACGGTGTCAAAACGATACGATTTCTTTTGCAGCCTCCCTGACGGCGATTGGAATCGATGGATACGTGGAGTTGACATTGCGCTTCGATGGTTAAATTTTATGGCCGATGTAATGAACTTGAAAATTCTTGTGGGGGGAGGAAGCAGGATCGATGGATTTTCGAACCTAATCGAGTTCACGGGACATTTGCCATGGAATGAATTTACGCGGCGAATGAATGAATGTCGACACTTGATCAACTTTTCGCGATACGATGCCAGTCCAAGAATCGTTATTGAAGCTCTTGCTTTGGGTCTTCCCGTACTTTTAAATGAGTCCATTCTAGGAGGCTGGAAATATATCACTCCTCAAACAGGGTTGCTTTTTTTCTGCGACGAACCTATGGAACCGTGTATCAATCGCTTTCTTCGCGCCTCTCAAATTAACAAACAATTTAATACTGTTGCATGGATTCAACAAAATTTCAATCCCGAAATGAGCAAAACGAAATTGGCAAAGACTATGAATCGACTTTTGGGGCGATCGTTTGAACAATATATCGATGGGGTGTTTTACGTGAATTTGTCCAATCGCCCTGACCGCAATCAGCATATCCGAAAGGAATTACTTGACAAAATGCGTATGCCTTCTGATCTTGTTCATAGGGTGGATTCGATTCCGAACGATAGATGCGGACATCTGGGATGTACCGATAGTCATATAGTCGCTCTGAAAGAAGCTAAAAGGAGAGGGTGGAGACGTCCATTTATTATTTTTGAAGATGATTTTGAGTTTTCTTTCCCCAAAGAAAAGGTTTTGTATGTTCTCGATACATTTTTGGCAAATGCCCGCGACAATGGGGGATGGGACGTTTTTATGCTGTCTGTTTATTGGAAGGAAACCAAAGATACACAATGGGAAATTTCTCCAATAAGTGCAGCATCTCTCTTTCAACAACTTGTTTATGGAACGACGGCAGCGGGATATATGATCAATCCTTCCTATCTTGACACTCTTATTGCCAATATCGAAGAAGGTCGCAAACTATTGAGCAAAGATGTCGAGGAGTGGATTCAAACTACGTCAGAGGGCCAAGCAGGAGGGAAAAAAAAGACTAGTTCTTTCGCATTGGATCAGTATTGGTTTTCTATTCAAGGGCGGGATCGATGGTATGTCTCTTCTCCAAATTTAGGCAATCAAAACATGGCATTGTGGTCTTCGACTATGAATTAATTATTCCCAGCACTTTGAAAAATAAAAATGAACCAAAATAGAGAAATTTGAAGAAAAATTATTTTTTAGTTGTAAACCTTTTAGGAATGTCTTTTTCGAATGTTTTCATTTTTTAAAAAAATTATCCTTTTTGAGAATCCTTTTGGTTGAAGATTGGGACAATGATACTTACTCGATCTAGAGCGAAAGCGGCCAATATCACTCTTCCTTCAACCTTTACTGGTTGTAGATTGCCTCACAAAAAGGTTGCTGTGAAATCGGCGAAAAGGGCTCTACAAAAATGCTCTTCTATTCCATCGGTACCTTTCACGATCCGTACGCGAAGTCGTAACTATGGATTTCGTGTAAGATTTAGTCATGTTGAAGTTGATGACGAGGAGGAGCAAGAAGCGGAGGAGGAGGAGGAGGATGAAGAGGAGGATGAAGAGGAGGATGAAGCGGAGGATGAGGAGGAGGATGAAGAGGAGGATGAAGAGGAGGAGGAAGAAGTGAGAATTCGACAAGTCCAAATAGCCGTGGATGATTCGGCTTTTGTACAAGGTTTCTGTTTTGATTGCGACAATCCCACCGACAAGGACGAGTTTTATCTTCGATGTTTTCGTTGCAAAAAGAGGTCAGATGGGGCAAATCGATTCAAGCGAAATCGCGTCTTGATTCATTGTCGTGCCAAGCAAGGAAAATGTAAAACTCTTATATCTACCCATGGTGATTTTTCTCGATGCTCTCAATGTTTCAAAAACAGATGAACATGATTTCTTTAGTAGTCTTATTTTAAAAAACTCAAAAATATTTTTCGCGTTATTATTTTGAAATCAAAATATCAAAATACCATAAAAGCATGATCTTTATTTTTGTTGAGTATGTTTAGTATGTTTAATAGAGTAAACAAATATGAGGCGGTCGATCTCGTGGGATTCGGTGGAAAGGGGGATTGGGGGGGGGGTGTCTACCTTCGGGGGTTTCGGGACCTTTTGCATCTTCTGGACCTTTTGCGTCTTTTGCATCTTTGTGGGGTTCGGAACCTTTTGCATCTTTGGGGGGTTCGTGGCCTGCCTCCCCCGTCGGGTCCCCTTACCTCTGGCGGAACATCGAATGGCAAGACTCGCAAAAGATATTGCTTCCGATCGTGCATTGAGCTATCACGGTCCGTCCACTCACGTGACAATTCATTATCATTATTTTGAACCAGTTCAATTTGGTTATCTCCATCTCCTTCTCTCCGCTTTTCACTTTCAGGTTCAGGATGAGAACCTGTTAAAGTAAGAAATTTCATGTCTGGATCTTGAGCTTGATCAATTATATATCTTGGTCCGCCTACACGATTCCCACTTAAGTCTTGTAACTGGACCATGTATCCTATGAGATGATGATCTATAAAATGCCCTCCGCGAATAAATCCGCGAATGGATTCGTGAATGAATCCGTGATTGTTTTGCATTTCTTTTTTCTTTGGTGTGGGACTGGACGCGAAGGTTTTACGCGAAACAGAATCCTTTTTTTTATTTTGGTATAACAAAAGACAAAGAAAAAAACCTAAGAGCCGTGCCATCCTTTTGGACAAATTCTTAGCTAAAAAATGAGTAAACATTCGTTTGATGAACATGAAGAAGATTCTGAATCTCGCAAAGCGAAAATCCATACGAGTTTTCTTAGCAAAGTTCCCAATAGGGAGGGCTTACCAGCAGAATTGAGTCGGGAAGTAAAATCATACATTGGAAAAAAAATGGGTTATATTTTTTTCTTGTCTTATTAAAAAACCTCAAAAATCTTTTTCGCATTATTTTTTCAAATCAAAACAAAATCTTAAAAAAAATATTGAAACATGCCAAATTATTTTTCAAATTTCTTCCAAAGGTTTGGAAAGAAAGAACAACAACCTCAAAAGAAAGAACAACAACCTCAAACTAGTCCTAACGACAATATTCGAGGTAATGTTGGAGATGATGATCGATATGAGTTAGATTACCTAAAATATCAAATGGAACATATGAAGGAACCAGATCCGAATAAAAGAATTGACGGATTCCATGATGCCGATGGTAACCCAATTATTGAAAACATACATGGGGAGGAAAATAAAAAAAACTTTGAAGAGAGAGAATATATAAGAAAATTTATGGATGATGATGAAATGAGGAAACGAAATCCTCATTTCTATAGCAATGGTAAGTTGGATGTTGACAAAGTATATCAAAGTTATGAAAAAAATAGATATAACAAAGGCGGTCGATCTCGTGCCCGCAAATCAATCAAGCGACGACGACGAAGGGGTCGCAAGTCACGGCGTTCAAAATAATAGTTTACAAAAATTATCAACTCCTTAAGTTTTGATCAAACTATGAAGACTCATCCAGAGATTGCCGTTGTCGGGAAAGAGAAACCCTCCCCCTCCTCGATTTGCTTGTGAATGCATTCGGTTAAGGTCTCCGATGAAAACCCAGGGTACTTCTTCCCGCGTAGAAACCGCCCACTTTGAATGATCTTGAGACTCACAGAACTCATGGCTCACACCCCTCAACTTCTT